TCACAACCAAAAGAAGTTTCACAAGACATTGCTATTGTAACTATTGACGAAAAGGCAATAGAATTACATGGTCAATGGCCGTGGAAAAGAGATGTACTAGCAGGTCTAATAGAAGAATTAAGACAGGCAGAGGTTGGTGTTATTGTATTGCCTATATTGTTTTCAGAGGAAGATAGATTAGGTGGTGATGAAGTATTTGCACAATCATTAAATGGTAATTTTGTAGTCGTAGCGCAAACAGGTTCACATCAAACAACACAAAACGGATATCCTAGAGGTGTTGCTAAGATTGGTAACCCATTAGAATTTTTATTTGAATGGCCAGGTATGGTCGGTCCTATTGAAGAAGTAGGTTCAAATGCAGCTGGTGTAGGTACAACAAATGTCGCACCTGAAATAGATGGTGTCGTAAGAAGAATGCCTTTACTTATGAAAATAGGTAATGATGTTTATCCAAATATCGCAATCGAAGTTATTAGAACAGCAACAGGCGACCCTAGTTACCAAGTTAAGGCAGACGCAGGTGGTATAATTGCTATGCGAGTACCTGGTTTTGCAACAATCAATACAGACCCTAACGCAAGAATATGGTTGACTTGGAACAAAGAATACCCTACAGTATCATTAGCAGAGGCAGGACCAGGAAGTTTTGATGAATTAAAAGGTAAGACAGTAATAATTGCCTTGACAGCAGAGGGTTTAAGTGGTGTGATTGCAACGCCAACAGGTGGTCAATATGATTATGTTGCAATAGCTTCAACACTTCAAACAGTAATTGACGGTATTAATATAGAAAGAGGTGACTTTTTATTAGAATTGGCTGTTGCCTTTTTAGTAGGAACCTGTATAATAGTCCTTACAAGATTTACACCATATTATGTTGTTGGATTAATTATGGTTGCCTTTTCAACGGCAGCCGTGTATAGTACAATATATTTCTTTGGTAAAAATCAGTTAGTAGATGTTACTTGGATTTTAGTAACTATATTGTTTGTTGGTTTACATAGTATATTCAACAGATTTATATTAGAGTTTAGATTAAAACAACAGATAAGAAAACAATTCGAATCATACCTTGACCCAAGACAAGTTGCCATATTACAAAAAGACCCTAGTAAATTAAAACTAGGTGGTGAACGAAGAGAGATGTCATTCTTATTCATGGATATTGTAGGTTTCACTCCTATTTCAGAATATTACAAGAATAATGATGACCCCGAAGGACTTGTAGGTGTCATAAATGATTACTTAAATAGGATGAGTAAGATAGTAATGAACAATGGTGGTACAATTGATAAGTACATGGGCGATTGCATAATGGCCTTCTGGAACGCACCCCTTGACTGTCCTAATCATGCGGAGATGGCTGTTAAGACAAGTATAGAGTGTGCTAAAGAAACTGCCAAATTAAAACAAGAATTTAAAGATAAAGGACTGCCAGAGATAAACATAGGTTCTGGTGTCAACACAGGTACCTGTATAGTAGGTAATATGGGTAGCGATATGAGGTTTGATTACTCAGTCATTGGTGACGCAGTTAACTTAGCTGCTAGACTAGAGGCTGCGACACGAAATTACAAAGAAAAAGATGGTAATATCGTGGCAACATTATATTCTTCTTACACAATGGACCAATTAAAAGATGTTGAGTCTGTTGAAGTTGACAAAATAAAAGTCAAAGGTAAAGAAGAGTTAATAACAATTTATAAACCTGTGATGAAAGAAGGAGGTGCTTAACTTATATCATAAAATTTTCTAACTATTAAAAGGAGGTCGATTGACTAGATTACAACATAGGAAACTATATCAAGTAATTAAGAGGAGAAAACGAGCAGACCATAGGACACGACTGTATATGTTATTTGACAGGTGGGTCCAGATTAGAAAACAAAAAGATAGAAGAAGGAGGAAAACGCAGAAAAAACTTTATATGATGAAAAGATGTGAGGAATTAAACATTCGTTTAACGGCGTAAATACCTAAATAAAAATAGAGGTCAATATAGTAAAAGGATAGCTCCAATCATGCTATCATCAAGTTAGAAGTGTTAGACCTCATATTCCGTCCTTGCAAGGATTGTTAAGCATTAAACGAGAAGAGAGAAAATTAAATGGCAGAGAACAACACAGACCTTAAAGTGGAAATAAAAGGTCTAAAGAAAGATATTGAGTCGTCAAATAGACTTAATGAAAGATTAGACACTGCTATTGAAAAGCTTACAGATGTATCTACATCTATAAAATCTATGCTGGCTGTCCATGAAGAAAAGATATCCAGACAAGAACAGATAGACGAAATTATTTTTGAGAAACTAAAAGAAAGAGCAGGTGAGATAGATACTGTTCACAGAGAGTTATCAAAAGAAATCCAACAAGTAGAAAAAAGATTACTCATTGAGATGAAGCAAATAAAGCTTGACATTGGGTCCAGAGTTGGTATACTAGAGAAGTATAGATGGTTAATAATGGGTGGTGCTGTTGTTGTAGGGTGGTTTATAGCCCTAAACGGTCACGAAATCCTGGAGATGATGAAGTAGTAGGACTGGTAAGTCCTGGTTAAAAAAATAGCGCCGGAAGTACGGAGGTATTTTTTTCGCTGGAAAGTTTTTTCCACCATTGACAAATGAATTAGTTTAGTGTATTATGTGAAGTTGCTATGTCGAGTTATATTGATTTAAAATTTATTAACGAAGTATCTGCCAGATTGTCGCAGTTTAAGAAGAAAGGTGATTACCTTTTTAACTTTAGATGTCCCCATTGTGGTGATTCTAAAAAGAACAAGACAAAGGCCAGAGCCTACTTCTACAGAGTGAAAAATGATATGTTTTTCAAATGTCATAACTGTGGCGAAGGACAATCTTTTTCAAATTTTCTAAAATTTATAGACAATAAGAAATATGAACAATACTTATTAGAAAGATACAAAGGGTCGGCACCCTCCACGCCTCAGCCGAAGTTTACAAACTTTAAACCAGAATTTAAAGAGGTAGACATACTGAATGGTCTTCAAGCAGTTAGTGAACTAAAAGAAGGCCATCCAGTTTTAGATTATGTTTTAAATAGAAAGATACCCGAATCATATCATTCTAAATTATTTTTATGTAATAAGTTTATGGCTTTTGTTAACAAAACGAAGCCAAATACTTTTAGTCACACGAAAGGTGAACATCCTAGATTAATTATTCCTTTCTATGACGCAGATGGTAAAGTGTTCGCTTTCCAAGGTCGAGCATTCGGCAAAGAACAACCGAAATATCTAACAATAAAGTTAGACGAGAATAAACAAAAGGTTTACGGTTTAGATACTGTGAACTTACAAGAACATGTGACTATAGTTGAGGGTCCAATCGACAGTATGTTTTTAAATAATTGTTTGGCAGCTGCCGGTGCAGACTTGACATTAAGAATAGAACCTGATAATATAACATACATATTCGATAACGAACCAAGAAACAAAGAAATTATTAAAAGAATGTATGATGTGGTAGAGAAAGATTACAACCTTGTGGTGTGGCCAGATGACATGCGACATAAAGACATTAACGATATGATTTTATCTGGAATGAGTAAAGCTGAGGTGCAAACTATTATAAGTAACAACACCTTTGCTAAATTAGAAGCGTTAACCAAATTAAGTTACTTTAAGAAATGTTAGGAGAAATAGATGGTAAATAAAGAGATATTAAATGTACAGAAAAGAAACGGCAGAGGTAGTGAACCTCTTAACATTGAAAAGATACACGAAATGGTTGAGTATGCTTGTGAAGACATAACAGGCGTATCATCATCTCAGGTTGAGATGTCAAGTGGTCTACAATTTTATGATGGCATGACCACAGATGAAATTCAAAAAATTCTAATTAAGTCCGCTTCTGACCTTATCTCTTTAGACAATCCTAATTATCAATATGTAGCTGCTAGACTATTACTCTATAGTTTGAGAAAACAAATTTTTCGCAGATTGTGGGACCACCCACATATTTTTGACCATGTTAATAAATGTGTTGACAAAGGTATCTACGACAAAGAAATTCTATCATGGTACGATAAAAAAGATTTTGATAGAATGGAAAACTGGATTTCGCATGAGAGAGATTATGATTTCACTTATGCTGGTCTACAACAGGTCGTTGACAAATACTTAGTGCAAGACAGAAGTACAGGTGAGTTGTTTGAAACACCACAATTTATGTACATGATGATTGCAGCTACTTTATTTGCAAAGTACCCTAGCAATAAGAGGATGAGTTATGTTAAAAAATATTATGACGCTATTTCAAAATTTAAAATCAATATTCCTACACCGGTTATGGCCGGCGTTAGAACACCTATTAAGCAGTATGCTAGTTGTGTGTTGGTTGATGTTGATGATACTCTTCCATCTATTTTCAGTAGTGATATGGCTATTGGCAATTATGTTGCACAAAGGGCTGGTATTGGTATTAATGCCGGCAGAATCAGAGGAATCAATTCCAGAATTAGAGGCGGTGAGGTCCAACACACAGGAGTTGTACCTTTCCTCAAGAAGTTTGAGGCAACAGTTAAGTGCTGTACTCAAAATGGTGTTAGAGGCGGGAGTGCAACGGTTCACTTCCCTATTTGGCACAAAGAAATAGAAGACATTATTGTTTTAAAGAACAATAAAGGGACAGAGGATAACAGAGTTAGAAAATTAGATTATTCAATTCAGTTGTCAAAATTATTTTATGAAAGGTTTATAAATGACGAAGACATTACACTCTTCTCGCCACACGAAGTACCAGAACTTTACGAGGCATGGGGAAGTGAAGAATTTGACGAACTGTACCGAACAGCAGAAAGAAAAACAAGTGTTAGTAAAAAGAAAGTGTCAGCACAAACATTGTTCTTTGCCATGCTTAAAGAAAGGGCAGAAACCGGTAGAATTTATATAATGAACATTGACCATTGTAATACTCATTCTAGTTTTAAAGATAGAGTTTACATGTCAAACTTATGCCAAGAAATTACATTACCTACAGACCCTATTCAACACATTGATGGTGAGGGTGAGATTGCGTTATGTATTTTAAGTGCAATCAATGTTGGTAAGATTGGTTACCTAGATGAATTAGAAGGTTTATGTGACCTTGCTGTTAGAGCATTAGATGAGATTATTGACCATCAACAATATCCAGTTAAGTCTGCTGAAGTATCTACAAAGGCAAGAAGAAGTCTTGGTATTGGTTATATTGGTCTTGCACATTATCTAGCAAAACACAAATTAAGTTATAGTGAAAAAGAAGCGTGGAAAGAAGTTGATGAATTAACAGAGGCATTTCAATATTATCTATTGAAAGCTAGTAACGAGGTTGCCAAAGAAAAAGGTCCTTGTGAATTCTTCCACCGTACAAAATATTCAGATGGTATCCTACCTATTGATACCTATAAAACAGAGGTAGATGAAATCGTTAAGAGAAAACTATCTATGAAGTGGGAACAATTAAGGAAAGACATTAAAGAGCATGGCCTAAGACATAGCACCTTATCTGCTCAAATGCCATCTGAATCTTCTTCCGTTGTGTCAAATGCAACAAATGGTATAGAACCACCTAGAGATTATCTAAGTATTAAGAAATCTAAAAAAGGTACTTTGAAACAAGTTGTACCAGATTATCAAAGATTAAAGAACTTTTATACTCTATTATGGGATATGAAAGGGAATGAAGGATATATAAATATCGTTGCAGTAATGCAAAAGTATTTTGACCAAGCAATTAGTGGTAATTGGTCTTACAATCCAGAAAATTATGAAGACAACCAGGTACCTGTGTCTATTATGGCACAAGACTTATTGACTACATATAAACTAGGTTGGAAGACTTCTTATTATCAGAATACATATGATTCAAAAAGTGATATAGATGAACCTGCTCATCCAGTTGGATGGAAAGATAATGTAGAAGTAACCGAACCCACAACTTTAGCAGTTGAAGAAGATTGCGATAGCTGTACAATATAGAAAGATAATATATGGCATATTTGTGTGTTAACACACCTCATGTTGATGTGTATGTTAAGAAAGAGTATCTGTATGATGGTAACAAAGGTCATGGAGAATTAGTTGAAGGCGTATGGGTAACAGCAAAGTCGATACAAGGCAGAGCGTTATATTTTGAAACTTATATACCAGAGTATGGCGCTTTATATGATAAGTTGCCTATTAGTGCTTTTGTATGGAAAAAAGATTATAAAGGAGAATTATCATTACCAGAATTGCAGTTATGGGATTGTTTTAGTTATGATATTGCAATTATTGAAAAGCAAATGCTTATTGGCAATCAATGTAAATATTTGTCACCAAGCAAACAATGGTATAAAGGTTGGTATATGTTTACAATAGACAATGCTAACTCAACAAATTTAGAAAGAAATGTGACTTATAGTGAAGTACCATCACAACATAAGTCGTTTAATATATTGAAATTAGAGAATGGTCACTTTGCAGCTCAACCGAACAACAGAGTGATATTTTATGATAAAAGTTATACTCCTAGTGAGTTGAAGTTTCCAGACTTCAATGTGTCCACCAAAGAGTATAGTGTAGAATGTGAACAAAAATGGACGGCTGGCGACACCGATAAGTTTTTTTATGATATAGAGGAAAGAAAAGAATAATGGCAAGAAGTGTATTTAACAAAGATAAAAAATTAGACCAAATGAAACAACCAATGTTTTTTGGAGAAGACCTACAGGTTCAACAATATAGTGATATGAAATATCCTATTTTTGATAAATTGAATCAACAACAGTTAGGTTATTTCTGGAGACCTGAAGAGATTTCATTACAAAAAGATAGAAACGATTATGCTGAGTTGTCTGACCAACAAAAATTCATATTCACTTCTAATCTAAAATACCAAACTATGCTAGATAGTGTACAAGGTAGAGGTCCATGTTTGGCATTTTTACCATTTGTATCTAATCCTGAATTAGAAGGTTGTATCGTTACATGGGACTTCATGGAAACAATTCATAGTAGAAGTTATACACACATCATTAAGAATCTATATTCTAATCCTAATGAAGTGTTTGATACTATTCTTGCAGATGATAGAATTGAAAAACGAGCAGAGAGTGTTACAAAAACCTATGACGACCTAATTGAAATGGGTTACAGATGGCACCTTGATAAGAGTAAAGTTGATTTACAAGAACTTAAAAAGAAAATGTATCTTGCAATGGTAAGTGTAAACATCTTAGAAGGACTAAGGTTCTATGTATCATTTGCTTGTTCGTTTGCATTTGGCGAATTAAAATTACTTGAAGGTTCTGCTAAGATTATTTCTATGATTGCAAGAGATGAAAGTCAACACCTTGCAATGTCACAAACAGTTATCAATAACTGGCATGATAGAAATGATGATAAAGACTTTATCAAAATCAGAAAAGATTGTGAAAAAGAAGTTTACAAGATGTATGAAGAATCAGTAGAAGAGGAAAAAAGATGGGCAACATATCTATTTTCACAAGGAAGTATGATTGGACTATCAGAAAAACTATTACACCAATTTGTAGAGTACATGGCGAACCGAAGAATGAAGTCAATCGGCCTAACACCACAGTACGAGCAAAAAACAAATCCTTTACCATGGGTCGACCATTGGTTAAACAGTAAGGGTATGCAAAATGCACCACAAGAAACTGAAATTGAGTCCTATGTTATAGGTGGCATTAAGCAAGATGTAACAAAAGACCAATTCAAAAAATTTAAACTATAATGCAAATGGAAAAATCAAAAAAAGCATGTACCTCCTGCGAAACTAAATATACCATAATATGGGATATTAATGAGCAAGATTTAGAACCACTTACTTGCCCATTTTGTGGACATGAGGTATCAGATGAAGAAGAAATTGAAGAACGACACGAAGACGATTTGGAAGACGAAGATTGGAATTGATTATAGTTTAACCAGTCCAGCTGTCCATATTGACGACATAAAAAGTGGTACTTTTTCATTTCATTACCTAACAAGTAAAAAGAAATGGATTGGTAGACAAAGTGAGAATATAACTGGTTATGAACATAAAGAATGGAACGACCCTATTGAAAGATTTACTTACATCTCAGATTTTGTTATGGACCTACTATCAGATTACAAACAAAATCAACCTATTATTTTCATTGAAGGATACTCCTTTGGTTCAAAAGGCCAAGGTGTATTTCAAATTGCTGAAAATTGTGGTATTCTTAAATATCGTTTACTTGAAGAAGACTATGGTTACCATACAGTTGTACCTAGTGTTGTTAAGAAAGGTGCTACTGGAAAAGGTAACGCAGATAAAGATATGATGTACGAAGCATTTTGTAAAGAATTGCCAGATTATAATTTGAAGAAATCTTTTGACACAGAAAAGGTAGGCAATCCATTATCTGATATTGTTGATAGTTATTATATTAAAAAGGTAGGTTATGATAATTTATTGTGCAGCTGACCCTATATACTTTAACCACTATTTTGATTTGTGGGCAGGTCAATTAAATAAATTTTATCCTGAACATTATAAATTAATTGCGTTATACAAACCTAATAAAGAAATGTATGATAAGTGTAATGATTATAATGTTAATAGTGTAGATGTTACTGATTTATTTCCAGAAAATCCTACAAGAGAACACTTTTATTTGTTGCGTTGGTTAAATTTACCTTTTTATAAGAACACTAATATTTTAGCAACACAAATTAATTGTCTTGCAGTAAAAACACAAACATTTCCTAACATAGAAGTCGACCAATGGCGAATACAAAGACCTAAAAGAGGTTATCTAGGTGGTGTATCCGCAGCCATATTTACACCAAAGGCTGCTGAACAGGTAGTAGAAAAAGCAAAGACAATGATTGAAAATCCACCAACATCAGACCACCCTATGAATGTGTGGCAGATAGAAAACTTAACACAATATCAACATAAAAGTGAACATCAATTAAAAGAAAAAGATTTACTACCAGAGGTGGTTTTACCTGATTATACATATTGGATAACAGCTAGAACATCTAATACATGGTCACATGAAAAAAAGATTGAGGCATTAAGGAAGTTTATATGAAATTAACAGTTATATTACCATCAGCAGGAAAAGGTAC